TCCATAAATTCAGAAAAATATTCTTTATCTCGTTTAATTGATTCTGTCAATTCTTTACCCCCTTCATAATAGAGTTATCCCCTGCAACTGAATAAAATTCAAAATTACCAAATAAATCTCTAAAATCTTTTTCATAATCATTTTTAGTTGGTTGAATTTCAATTAACCCAAACATTTTCCAATACCAATCTTGTCTAATTTTAGCGCCCTCAATTTCAGTTTGAGTTTGTAGACAAGGAGGATTTCCTACACTTACATAAATTCCTCCTGGCTTCAATACTCGATAGATATGATTTAAAAGAAGTTTTCTGTCAGGAAAATGATGAAGAGATGCACAATCAAAAACAATATCAAATGTTTCATTAGTAAAAGGGAGAAATCTTCCATCACCAAGAACAACCATTGGAATCACATTTTTGGCATTATGTAAAAGTTTTTCATTTATATCTAATCCAACTACTATGGCTTTACTTACAAAAGGGGCAACTGTTGTTCCTTCCGAACAGCCAACATCTAAAAATAATTTTCCTTCAAGATTTCCTAAAACCTGTAAAGTTGTATCCTGTAATTCTTTTTTAACAAAGGCTGTTCGTTTTATTTCTTCTTCTGTTACTGTTTGTCCAGCAGTTCGTTCATTAGAATTTGTTTTTCCCCATTCAATAGATTTAAAATGGGCTTGTTCTTGTTGTTCACACTCAATCCAAGAATCATCATATTTATGTAAATGGTAAATTCCATCTTTAATCATTCCTTGATAACCACAAGAACAGTTTAAATTATCATCTAATTTTGAAAAACAATAGGGACAAGCAAACATCAACAATTCCCTCCATCTTCATTTTTAATTGATGTAAAAATATTAGATAATTTAATAGCTGATTGTTTTACAACATTATCCATTAACATTATCATACCATAAATATTACCAAAACATAAAGAACAAATAGGTTTATTTCCAATTTTTCCCATTTCCACAGGTTCCTTAGTTGGACTTACTTCTTTATTACAATCAAGTTTAAATTTATCTAAAGTAATAATTTCCTTATCACAAAAGAAACAAGTTAATTTATTATCTGCCATTATTTTTTCCTTTCAATTATAATTTTAATCTTTTCAATCATATCTAATTCTTGTTCTGTTTCCACAGGAAAAAATTCAGATTTATATTCAAAAAAATCATATATGGGGCATCCCTCACAAAAATTTTCTTTATCCTTGACAATAATAGTTGCATCAATATTTATTAATTCACTTGTCCTTTCATTATCCAAAGCTTTAATAGCTCTGCCAAGGGCTTTGTTTCTTCCAGTTTTTTTATTATGAGGATCTTTATATGAACGAATTGCAATTCCTCTTGCTAATATTTCATAATCTTTTTCAGAGGAAATAAGTAAACACACAGTTGCCACAGGGATATTATCCCAATTTCCATATAAATAATAAAAATGAGTATAAAATTTGTATAAATTATCTTTTTTAGATAACTCGTGGTTAATAAGAAAGCTCATTTCTTTTTCCTTTCTTTTATTATTTAATTAATTTTGTTTATATTTATTTCATTTTGTAATTCTTTTTTACAAATATCACAAATATTTATTTTATTTTCATCTAAACTTAAATTCCAAACTTTTCTATTGCTTCCCATTAAATAATCCATATCCTTGCCAGAAGTTAATAATATAATTTTTAAAGTAAGATTATTACTTCCACTAATTTGTTCTGTTTCAAGGATTCTAATTTTCATTATAACCACCACGTTGGAGCTATAAAAGATTTCATGTAATCACACTTATTACAAAAAGGAATAAATTCTTTATACCCTAAAATAAACTGTGTCCGAATATTATTTAATTTTTCTCCTGTCCAAATATCCCAAAGACTTTCTTTTGTCATATCTCCAATTATATTATCTCCCAAAATATTTTGACAACAAAGAATCACTTTTCCATTAGCCATAACAGCAAGATCATTAAAAATTCTCCAACAAGGACTATTAATATTTCCTTTATTATATTGTAAATCAGTTACAAATTCATCTGCTTTAAGAAGTCCACCAATGTTATTAATTCCACTACCGCCAACATTGTCAATACCAATATCAGTAAAAAGTTTAACAAAAGCATCTATTGATTTCCTATTTTCTTTTTGGGGAATAATAACTGCTTGGGTTTTAATCTTTCGCCCCATTTGAATATTTAATTCATGGAACTTTTTAATATTATTTAAAACTACATCCCAACTAAGCCCAACTCTAATTTTCTCATAATCTTCTTTATTGCCTCCATCTACTGAAAAACAGATTTGATCTAATCCTGAATCCAACAACTCTTTGGACTTTTCTTCGGTTAATAGAGAAGCATTGGTAAAAAACATAGTGATTGTGTTAGGAAGATGTTTTTTAGTAAAAGCAATTCGTTTAGGAAGATCAGGATTTAATAAAGGTTCACCATTCAAATGAAACTGAATCATCGGTGGGGGGCTTACTTTTAATTGATTAATACATTCTACAAAAATAAATTCCGACATTGGCCCAATGTTTTGTTTCCCTTCTCTTGGACACATAATACATTTAGCATTACATTGGGAATGTTGTTCAAGATGAACTTCTTTAAATCTTGAAAGAGAATCTAAAACAAAATCTTTAAATTTAGAATTAGTGTGTTCTAAGGCTTCAAGCAATGCTGACATATATCTCCTTTATTTAGTTTCTTTAACCCAAATATATTTACAATGATTACAGAGATAATCAATAGCAGACCAAAGTTTAAGTCCTGTGTCTTTAATAACAACAATCGCCTTAGCATTTACTTTAATATTATTTCTATGTAATCTACTAAGTGCTTCATCTTCAGTTTTGAAAGCCATTATGTATATCCTCCTGTTTAATTCCTACTTGACAATTATTACAAAATGTTATTTTATCTTCAGCATTAATTAACTTTTTTGTTTTTAAACAAATAAATCTATGGTACTTTCCTATTCCATCACATTGTTTATGTGTAAAACTTCCACAATCGGGGCAACACCAAAGTCGATCTACATTACATTCAATCCATTCCATTTACTTTCCTTTTTAATAAGGAACATTTATAAAATCTAATACTTTTCCGCAACCTAATTTATTAATACAATAATCATATTGTTTGGGGTGTGTTATTTTCATTCTTTGAAATCTATTTCTTCCTTTTTCTAAATGAACACCAAACATACAAAACATGCACCCTGTTCGTTTTTCTCCCATATCATAAATTTTTGAATATGGAATTTTATATAATTTTAAATATGTCCATATATCCATATCTATCCAAAAGGATAATGGTTGTGATTTTGGGTATTTTTCTTCAAAGGAATTACAGCCATATTTTAAATATGATTTTGCTCTTAATTGGGAATCAACAGCAAGTGTTCCTATAATTGGTTTTCTTTTTGTATTTTTTTCATAATTGTTAAAAGGGATTTTTTTAAGTTTATCACAACATAAAGAACTAATTAAAAAAGGGGCACTAATTAAAAATCTCCATTTTTTTGGTAACATTTCTCTTTCCCCTCTATAATCCCCAAACATTCGTATATTTTTAAGTTTCTCTGAATTTGTATTTCTTATTTCATATATTTTTTGTGATGTAGCTTTTCCAATAACCGGAAATCCATATTTTTCAATAACTTCTTTAAAATTCATTTTTGGTTTGATCCAAGTAACATTGTCAATTGTTTTAACAAAGTTTCTTATTTCTGGGTATTCCAAACCAGTATCACAAAAAACAGCAGGAACATTTGGATATAATTTTCTTACTAAATGTAATAAAACAGTAGAATCTTTTCCTCCTGAAAAAGACACAGAAACATTTCCATTCCAATATTCATACCATTCTCGTATTCTTGTTTCGGACATTACTATTTTAACTTCTAATGGATTATTTTGTCTTTGTCTTAATTGCCAATTTTCCATTTATCTTATCTCCATTTCAACAATATAAGGATAATTACTTACTGAATAATAAACTTTTTTTATTTTAACATATTTAATATATTCTTGACAATTACTACAGGGTTTACTTAATCTGAATTGATTATTTTTATTTACTCGAATAACTAAAATAGATGTTCCTTTTAAATCTGTTTTAGCTTTAATTATCGTATCTACTTCTGCATGAATACTAAAAGGAAATCTTTGAAATTTAGGATGAAGCTTCTTTACAGATTTTTGAGCATAATTATGACCTTTAGAAATAATTCTTTTTTTATCAAAAATAATACATCCAACTTTGTGTCGATGATTGGATTTTTTTGCTTCTTCAATTGCTATATTAATAAATTTATTATTTACTTCAATCATTATGGTTCTATTATAACATAGTTACAACAAATATTTCTGGAAATCTTCTAATAAATTCATCTCTTAAAGGAGTAATCAATTGTTGCATTTGTGGGTGTGCCTGCAAAGATGTTCTTAATATAAAAATATGTTTCCATTCTCTTAAATTTGCAGTTATAATAATTTCTGTCTTTAAAGAATTAGGAAGGACAGAACGTGCTTTTTCTGGTGGCCACCCCTTATTAATTAATTTTTTATAATTCATTTCTGCATTAGCCATTGACCAAAACCAAGTATAATCTTCTTCATTTTTAAAACCTTTTTCAAGCCCTGTTAAAAAGGGGGCATACATAATTTCTTGGTCAATATAAAATTTATTTGGTTTTAATCCCACCCAAGGAGGGATAATAAAAGTAAGATCATTTTTGTATAAACAATACCTTGTGCTTTCTTGAGAATAATTTGCTAATCTATGACGCACAAGTTCATGTGTAACCCCTCGGTCACAAATAAAATTAACTGTTGCTGAAAGATGTTCAATAACACTTTCATGTCCTTTTTTAACAATTCCAGAAATAAATTTTTTGTAACTATCCTCTGTAATTTTATCTTCACTTTTGTAACAAATTCTGCCAGCTTTTTCAATTAATTTTAAATCATCAGGTAGTGATAGAATTTCAAAAGAAGGGTTAATCAAAATCATTTTTATTCTCCTTATCAATTAATCTATATTCTAAATTTTTTAATGAAGATTTACTTATTGTAAATTTTAATATCTCCAATGCCTGATTAGCATCTTTTTCTTTCACATAAGAAGAATGATGATGCCAGTTTTTTATTTTTTTACATATAAAAGAATCATATCTACATTCAATCTTCCATCTTTTCCATTTTGGTTTCTTTTTCCTGTATTTTGTTTCCTTCTCCAATTCTTCCATAATTATCCTCGATTCTTATAATATCATTTTCATCACAATCACCAATTTGGGTTTCAATAATAACTAAATCTTCCAAAGTTCTATTGGAAATTCTATGTGGTTCTTCTTGTTCTACAAAAAAATGTATATTACCAGTTGTTTCTTCTAAAGTAGATGTTTCTTCATCTTCCCAGGTAATTATCATTTCAACAGTTATTTCCCCTTTTACAACTGCCCAATGTTCACTTCGTCTTAAATGCTTTTGTAAACTTGTTCTTTGTCCTGGTTCAATAACTAATTTTTTAACTTTATATCCTTCTCCTTCATAAAGAATCTCAAAATATCCCCAAGGTCTTTCTTCTTTAAAGTGCATTATTTTCTCCTTAATAATTTTTTACTTTCAACATGGGAACAGCCATTTTCCTTAATAACTGTTATGGTTGAATCAAACAATTCTTCGGCATAAGGATTATGAGTAACCACTAAGATTGTTTTAATTTCTCCAAGCATTGTTTTAAGTAATCTACAAAATCCATCAATTCCTACTTCATCTAATCCATCAAAGGCTTCATCAAATACCATAAAATCTAATTTACTATGAAACATATCTCGAAGCAACTGGTTCATAGCAAGGCTTGTGGCAAGACTTACTTTCTTTCGTTCAGAAGCACTCCAAGTAAAGAAATCTCTTGGGTCTGATTCATTGTAAACTTCTAATCCTATTGTTTCTGTAAATCCACCAGTTTTCTTTTGCTTACGAGGATCAAATCGAATCTTAATGGTTCCTTCAGTCATAAAATTAAGATATTCTTGTGTTCGATCAGTTAGTTTAAAAACAATTTCATCAAATACAAAATTCTTAATTCCCCTACTTCCAAATCCTACTTGCCAAAAATTATAATATTCTTTTAATTCACTCAATTGTTTTTTTTGACTATTTATTTTATCTAATTCACTATTATAATTATTTATTAATTCTCTGGTTTTCTTTTTTTCATCAATCCAAGGATTTATTTCTTCTTCTGCTTTATTCAACTCTTCTTGTTTAGATATTAATTGTTTTTCCATAGAATCTTTTTCATAAACAATATGTAATGATGAATCTAATTCTCGTAATTTTGTTTTTTCTTTTTCTAATTGGGTTAAAATCTCATTTAATTCATCTGTATTTAATTCATTTTCTCCTTGTAATTCTCTTATTTCTTTTGTTATATTCTCTAATTGTTTACTCCGTTCTTGTTTTAATTTCTTATCACTTACTTCCTGACCACAGGTAGGACATTTTCCAATTTTAAATGAAACAAGTTCTTGTTCAATTCGTTTAGAATCTCTATTTAAATTATTTATTTTATTATTTATTGAATTTATTGTATTATATAAATTACGATCTATTGTTTCCAATTCTTTTATTTTACTATTTAATTTATTTACTTCTTTGTTTGCTTTTTCAATACTAATTTCTATTTTAATGCTGTTATACTTTTCTTTAAAATTTTTTAATTCTTGATTTAGTATATTTAATTTATTTTTATAATTTTCATTCCAATCATTTATTTTTTGTTCATAGTTTAAATTAATTAAAGATTGAATTTTTCCATTAATATTAGTAGATTTTAATTCTAATTCTTGTAATTTTATATTACAAGCTCCTAATTGTTCTTTAATCCAATCCCAAGCTGAATCAAATACTTTGAGATCAGGCAACAATGAAGTAAGGAGTTCTTTAGCTTCTGTTGGTTTTCGTAATATTTTTTCAAGAAAATCTGAATAATTTGTTCCAAAGAAAACTGTTGAAACAAAAGCATCGAATCCCATTCCTAACTTTTGTTCAAGTGATTCTTGTGTAAGTATTTCCTCACACCCAGTTAAAATAAAATTATTATATTTTGGGTCTTTGAGAAATCTTGTAAAATCAAAATCATTATCAAATACTAAACCAACATACCCTGATTTAGAAATTTCATTTATTAATTTATTTGAAGTACTAATAAGAGGGGTTTTGCCATAACAACTTCCTATAATGGAATTTAGAAGGCTTGTCTTACCTGAACGGTTACTAATAGCTCCCTGGTTGTCTTTATTAAGTCCTGTAATACGAACTAATCCAGTGGGAATATTTATTTCATGTCCCCCTTGAAAAGACTGCCAGTTTTTTAATTTAATTTTAGTTAAGTTCATCAGTTATCTTTTCCTTCTTTTATTTCTTCTTCTTTTTCAAAAGATTCTTCTAATTTTGTAAGTAAAGAATCAAAAGGATTTTGCAATTTATTTTCTTGGGAGGGTTCCCCTTTAAGAGTTTGTGCATAATCATAAAGTGTGTTAAAACCAAAATCTATAACATCTATATTTTTATCAATACACCAAGCTTCTATAAGAAGCAAAGTTAAATCCAAGTAAAGCATCAAACAATTTAACTTTGCTTGTTCTTCATTATCTGATGTTTGCTCATATTCCTTATTTAACATTAAAATTGTAGTAGCAACACTAATAGATAATGGTAAAAATAGATTTTATTTTATAACTATTATTACTTGCATATTTAATAAAATGATGTTTTGCTTTTTCCATAGCTTCTTTTTTATCCATTTTTATTATCCTTTCATAGCCAATTCGCCGATGCGTTTAAGTTTATTTAAATCCAAATTTTTGTAAGAATCTTTTGTAAAGTCTAAATACCGATCAAGCATTTTATTGGGGGAATCATCTTTTTTAATCCTTACTTCTCTTACTTCTCTAATATCCTCCTTTCGTTTTATTTCAAACTTAACTCCTAATGCACCATTTTTTATTAATTTACTTTTATATATTTCTTTATCAAAAGTTTTTAGATCAATATACTGTTCATCTAAAATAACTTTAACAAAAGAATTTTCAAAAGTTCTACAAAGATTATTAATTGGATTTTCAATTACATACATTTCAGGGACATTTAATTTAATAAATTTAATTTTACCATCCTTAAAATGAATGAATCCTTTCTTATCATCTTTCTCTGCAAAAGATACTCGGTAAGGACTTCCTACTTGCCAAGCATTTTTCCATACTTCTTGATGTTTATGAAAATGTCCAGCAAATACAAAATCAAACCAAATTAAATCTTTCTTAGATAAAGTTTCTTGATTTAGAACTTCATAATCATTAATTGTTGCTCCTTCCAAACCAAAATGTGTCATTAGAATTTTTGATTTTGTTTCATCTGAAAATTTCTTTTTCCAATTATTAATTTGATTAATTAATAAATTTTTTGAATTATAAGGAAGAAAGAAAATTAAATAATCTTCAAATGTCACAACATTAGGGGTATCAATTTTAATTACGGATTGAAATAAATTACCATTATAATCTTCTTTATCTCCATCATGTAATGAATTTCCTTTTAAAAGAAAAATCGTTCTTCCTTCTTGTTTAACAATATAAAATATTTTAGATAATGCAGAAATTAATCGAACTGGCATTTTCATTCGGGAATTAAACAAATCTCCCAAATGAATAACATAAGGAATTTTATTTTTATTTATATATTCTTCAATTTGTTTTAATACACCATCGGCCACTTCTTGAAAAGGAAATTCTGGATGTTCTTGATAATGTAAATCTGAAAAAATAAGGGCTTCCATTATTTACCTACTTTCCTAATACAAAGTAAAGTTTTTCCTGATAATGAAAATTCAGTTTTACAATATGAACAATTTAAATTAAATGGCATTTCTGTAAATACAAAACGATTAAATTTTTTACATTCAGAACAAGTAAAAGTATAATTAATTAAAATAGAAGCTTCACTAACAATCAATTCTTTTTTACTTCGTCGATATTCATCCAAATTATTTATTTTATTAATAATAGTTTGCATTATCACTCCATATTAAATAAATTTTTCCATTCTGTAAGTTCTTCTTTTTTAAGAAAACTTTGAAATCCATATTGTTCACACACATCTATAAATCCATCAAAAGTAAAATTATCTTTTTTAAACTCAAATCCACCTTTTGGTTCAGTTCCAATAAGGGGAAGGCCAACAAGCATAGCATTTTGTTTAATAACTTCTGGACCAAGATTTACTATCCTGTCTAAAACCTTCCCCTTTGTTAATTGTTTATTAATATATTTAATAGCTGTTTTTTCCCCTACTCCCAGAACTCCTTTTACATTATCACTTGTGCAACCACCAAGCATTTTTACCATGATCCAATCTTTAGGAAAAATATTGTATTCTTTATTAAATGTTTGTGCGGTAATAATTTTTTCTGTTTTGGGATTATACATACTGCAAGAATCTAAGAGTTGATATAAATCTTCATCATTTGATACTATTATCTTATCATACTTTTGTAAACTTTTATTAAAAACAAGTGAAGCAATAATATCATCAGATTCAAATCCTGTACGAATAAAAATATTATTAAATCCAATTTTAGGAAGGATGTTTTTACGAAGAAGATAGAACTGCTGAAATGCTAAATTATCTTCTATAATTTCTTCAGGGGTCCGTTCGTTTCTTTTTGCTCTTCTATGACTTTTATATTCAGGATAAAGTTCTCTACGAATTGATTTTTTACTATCCCAACAAAAAATAAATTTAGTTGTATTAAATAATTTAGCTATTTTCTTTATTTGTTTTAGGAAACCGAAGATTACCCCGGTTTCCATAAAATCAAAATTTAATCCTTTCATGGAATACTTCGCCATATAAGCTATTCCATTAGAATCAACAATAATTAATTTTTCCAATTAAGCTCCTTCCTTAACTGGAATAGCACAAGCACCTTTACATTCAACATCTTCTTCTTGTAATGTATCTTTAATATCATTTCCTTTTTTAAGAATTTCAAGTGCTTCTTTCTTAGAAAGTTTATTATAAACTTGGCCTTCTCTTGAACCATCTACATAGACAGTTGTTCCTTTTAAATCATGAATGTATTCAAGTAAATAATTACTAAGTTGTTTTTCGGTTGTCCCTTTTGGGCAATTCGCCGTTTTGGAAACTGCTCCGTCAACATATTTTTGAACTGCTGCCTGTGTTTCAAAATGATCTTTTGGATTTAAATCTGAACTATCAACAAACCAATCAGGAATAGTTTCCCCCGCTAAAAGTAATTCTTTATATTTTGGATGAATATAAATTCTTTCCCCTACTCGATCATTTCGTTTATAAGCTTTAAAGGTTAAAGGTTCAATTCCATTTGAACATTCTGGAAGTAAACTTGAGGTTCCTGTTGGAGCAAAACTCATTAAAGTAACATTTCTAATTCCATGATTTTTTATATCCATTCGTAATGAAGCAGGTAATTTTCTAATAAATGAAGCTTTACCATACATAACAGAATCAAATTTAGGAAATGTTCCTTTTTCAACAGCTAATTCAATGGATGCTTGATATGCAGTATCCCGGATAAAACGAACTAATTTTTCTACTTCCGATATAGCTTCTTTTGAACCATATTTTAATTTTTTACAAATTAAATAATCAGCTAATCCCATAATACCCAAACCAATTCGTCTTGAATCATGTGTTTTTTCATCTATCTTTCGTAATGTATAAATATTTGTATCTAAAACATTATCTAAAAATCTAACAGCCAACTTAATAACTTTTTCTAACTTTTGCCAATTTGTATTTACATTTCCAGTAATAAAATTAGGCATTACTAAAGCCCCAAGGCAACAGCTCTCGCCTACGGAAAGCGTTGCTTCCCCACAATTTGGAGTAAGTATGTAATTATATTCACTTTTTTTTGTCTTTATTTTTGATTCTTTTACTATAATATAAAAATTATGATTACTATCTACAGCTCCATTATAAACATCTTCATAACCATCTTTTTCAATAGAAACGATTTTATAATTTAATTGTACTGATTGTCTTAATTTAATAAAAGATTTAAAATAATAATCATTAATATTTACCTCCGTAGCATCTATTTTTTTATATTTATAAGAACATAAGCTATCATTTACTTTTAATGTTGATGCTTCTTTTTTGCTACCATCTTTCATATAAAATTTATGATTTTCCGTGCATCGAATAAAAGAACCATCATCCAAAGTAATTTTTAAAATCTTTTGCTTATACCCTGTAATTCTTGGATGACACATCATCTTTACTTCTATTTTCTTTTTATCTTCATTGTAGGAATATACTGGAACATCTTTATCTTCTTCAGCTAATTGTTTAATAGAAATATGCTTTCGTCCATCTGCAACAGCAACTAATGTTTCCCCCGTAAGGCAAGGATTGACCCCGGATATAGGAGCAAAATAATAAGAATTATTTTTAAATAAATTACTTGTATTTAAAAGGCCTGGTTCTGCATGATGAATCATATTATAAATAATTTTATCCCAAATATCTTTTGCTTTTATTGTATTATAAAGTTTTTGTTTAAATTTTAATTCCCAAGGTTTATCCTGTTCAACAGCTTCTAAAAAGACATCATTAATCATTATTGAAATATTAAAATTTGATATTTCTCCATGAACAGTTTTAGCATCAATAAAATCTAAAATTTCAGGATGAGATACTTCTAATGAAGCTAACCCCGCTGCCCTTCGCTGCCCCCCCGTTTGTATAGTTTTTGAAACAGAATCCGTAGCAATCAAAAAACTCAACATTCCAGAAGATTCCCCTCCTTTACCTAAAATAGGAGTTCCTTTGGGGCGAAGTAAACTCATATTAACACCGCAACCTCCTCCTTCACTCCAAACCACTAAGGCTTCTTTGATAAATTGCCCAATTTCTTCAATAGAGTCTCCACATCCTAAATGATAACAATTTAACATACTCCCTTTATTTCTTCCGGCATTTCTTAATATTCTTCCTGCTGGAATAAAATCCATATTATAAATTATTTCATGAAATTTATTTGTATAATCTGCTTTATCTTTTTCAACGGAAGCTACTGATTCAGCTACTCTGTAAGAACACTTTCCCCAATCTTCACCATTGTTAAAATATCTCGCTTTTGCTACTTCTAAAGCATTATCTGATAAAGTTATTTTTGACATAATTTAATTAATTTCCTCCATATAGCATATCCGTTATTCCACATAAAAAAGTGGGTGTTTATTTTAAGATTATCCCTTCCTCTTTAATCATAGTTGTTATTTCTTCTTCTGTTGGATTATTTAGGTCCCAAACACATACGGCATGGGTGTAATCAAATCCCGACAATTTGTCTTTCAACCAAACAAATCCTCCAACGCATGAATATTCTTTTATACCCTCTCTATATGTATAAACAACCCAATAGTAATCGTCATCATATTGATCTGTCCACCCAAGAAGTTTTACAACCTGAAACGGGGAATCTAAAACTAATTCATTTCTATGTTTGTTTACCTCTCTTTGTATAAGAACCGCATTATCCCAACCGAAAATCTTATTTACATAACCATTGATTATTCTTTTTGGACGCTCAATATATTTCCAATAAAAATTGTATTGCATATTACAATTCTCCCCGCATCCCCATTACCAACGCACAAAATAAAATTTACCACCTTACCTTTGGTTTACGTTCAATATTAAATTTATTTTCAATTTCTTCCCAAAGATTAATTATATTTTCTCTTAATTGAATTTCAAGATTATTTTCTTCAATATGTTTAATTGCTTTTTCTACACTTTGAAATTCTTTGTCAACCGCCATATAACGTGTTGCTCCGGTCATATCTTTTTGCCATTGAAGATTTCCCCAAATATCATGGATACCATAATTAAAAACAATGTAAATATCACATTCCCTAAAAGGAGCATCTACTGTTGATTTCGTAATCTTACAAGTAGAACGAACACCAATTACTTTTTCTAAATCTTTTTTTGAACCAACTGATTCTGTTTTAGTTAAACGCCATTTAGGGAAGGCTTGATTAATTTGAATACGAAGGGAAGAATAAAAAGGAATGCCGAATCCACCGGGGGTTGTATTATTGCCTGAATCTCCGGTTCTAATTTGATTGGTGCAAACAATTAACCAATTCTTATTAGCTATAATTCTACAAGTTTTTCTAAGACCTTCACTAAATTCTTTTGCTCTTCTTTGACCTCGTTTATCTTCCCCTTCCATTTCCATATTGGTTGAAAGTGCAGCCAAAGAATCTTCACCACGAATACATAAAGCATCTTCTATTTCAGGTTTAGGTTCCCATTCAATAATACCTTTAAACATTTCAGTAACAGTATCAGGTCTTGCATAATTTTTTTCTTTATTTAATTCTACCCCATAAATTTCAGCATATTCTTTATCAAGACGTGCTTCAGGATCATCTATATGAATATCCCCACCTTTACGTTGGGCATTGCCTAAAATTTCTGCTAAAATACAAGTTTTTCCTGATCCTGGTGGGCCAAATATTTCAACAACAATTCCTCCCGGTATTCCCCCACCATTAACTTTAGTTCCACTAATTGCTAAATCCAATAAAGTACTTCCAGTAGAAATTACTTTATCAAATCGAACTAACGCTGGTTTTTTTATAGGGGATAAAATTGATTCTTTAATTTCCTCTGATAATTCTTTAGTTCTTTTTATTTTTGGCATTTACTATTTCCTTTTTAATTATTTTAGGAAATTCATCTGAAGAAGGAACTTCTTTATATTCTAAATTAAAATAATTTAGAATAAGTTCTATTTTTTTATCCAAATAATTTGTTCTATTTATAAACAATTCTACTGGTTTGTTATATTCAATTTTATTATGAAGATCATTTAAAATTTTATAAATTTCATCTTTTTCATTACTTGTAATTTTTTTATTAAACATTTATTTTCTCCTTTAAATATTGTTTAAATAACAATACTGTTCTTTTCCCAATCATTTTTCGTACTTCTTTTGATTCTATAATTTCTCCTTTAGCTTCCCGTTCAATATCTTCAATCATTAAGTTAATTACAATTCCAGTTTGTGTTTCATCAATAATTATTAAATTTTGTAAAACATGAGATAATCTCATTAGTGTTACCCATTCATCAGCAATTTCTTCCGCTTTTTCTAAAATTTTTAATTTATCTTCATTTAGATTTCTTTTTGTTTTAGTTTCTTGAAAAGCATCTGCTTTATGTTTTGCAATAATTCTACTTCCATTGTTTTTTATTACTTCAATTAAAGGACGTAAAACTATCCCTTCTCTTTTTTTATCTTCCAAAATTCCATTCTTTCTTGCTTGAATAGAAGGCTGATCTCGATAATAATCTAAAGTTTCAATATTAGTGTCAATTAAATCATAATGAACGAAATCTAAATTAAAACTTCTAACTATTTTTTCAGCATCAGGAACACACAGCCATTTCCCCCCAATATTAGTTTCAAAGCCAATAAATTTTAATCCTTCTCCATAGGTATGTTTCATTCCTTGGCATTTACCACCATAGGCTTCCCCATAAATAGTAAAAGTAAAACCCATTTCAATAAATTTATTTTTTAACTTTTCTTGGTCAAAAATATTTATAAAATTTTCATATTTTTCCCCACCAGAGAAAAAAATTATTTTATTACCATCCCAAGAAATATGGGCTGATGTTCCATGTATTTTTTCCATAGCATAACATTTTTTAAATAATAAAATATCTTTATTTTTATATAAATTTTCAATATGAAGATAAGACATTTTATTAACCTCTAAAAATAAAATGTACGGGCTTATTTGTCATTCTTATTGGGGTTCCCCCGCATCCACCCAAATCAGTCGGTCGCTATCCGACATCTCAATTTGCCCCCATGCCTCTATATCAATACCAAGTTATAGGCAAGATTCGTGATCTCATGGTTACGAACCAAATGGGGGCAAAAGTTTATTTACCTACGAAGCCTTCTTAATGGAGTTGCAACCTTTCCTTGTCCTGCAACTCTTCGTGGGGGTTCTTCCACTCTTTCCTTTTCTTGACTTTTTAATTGCTTTTCCATTTCACTACAATCATCCCAAATTGCACAATCAGAACATTCTGGAAGTGAACCTATATCTACTCCCATTTCTTTACCAGCAGGACATCCTTCCTGTTCCTGCTCCTGTTCTTCTACAACCTTTTCTTTAACTGATTGTCGGGATAGTGGACTTCTACGAACTGTTGTTGGAGGATGATTAAATTTTTCAGGAATATCAGGTTCTTCCTCCTCTTTTTCTTTAGTTTTTTCAACACCAAAATATGCTTCATAAACTTCATCGTAAGTAGGAATAGTAATTACTTGATCCAATGGAAGAGCTTGCTCCAAAATTTCATCAGGAATTTCATAATCTCGATCAACAAAAGTATGAGCTAAGTATTCAGTATTCTTTGCCCCTTTACCTGTTCGCTGAAATTGAATACTTTTTCCGTTAATAGGGTCAGCATAATTAATAAATTCACCAGTTCGACTTGACTTTGCTCTTGCTGAAACATGCTTATCAAAAAGCCATTGTGATACTTCCCAAATTTGAACCCCTTTATCAACTTCCTTTTGATTATCTTGAACCCAAACATTATATACAGTTCTTCTAAATGGATTAAGTGGTTTCAAATCCTCATCTGTGTATTCACCAGAGCGTCGTTTTTCTCTTTGATCCTCACAAATAGGACAAGGAAGATTAAATGTTCGTGAAAGACAAATGTATGAATCTTCATTATTTCCAATTCCACGATGAATATAAACATCCAAAAGAAAAGCTACATCTCCTTCTTTCAAATGAGGATGATTTGGCCCAACCAAAAATGGAATTATATCAACAAGATGATCCCCTTCTAAGGATTGCCATTGTTTAGATTGATATTCATCCTTAATATAACTTCCATATTTACCAGAAGAATCTCGTTTATCAAACGCTTCTCGTGTTCTTTGGAGCAAAGCATTTGAATATTTACTTCTATCAAATCCTGCTGAAACTGTCTTAACTGGTGGTCTCCTACTTTGAATCATTTTCTTCTCCTTTGTTTTTATATTCTTTTAAACTTTTAAAAAATGCTGATGTTGTTAATCTAACAAGTAAATAAGCAAATGGTAATAACAATAAAATAAAACAAATAATTAAAAAATAATTAGATTTCATACATAATTTAACCTCCTTACTTTCTTTTTAATTTATTAAATTTTGGAGAAGCAGATAACATTTTTTCTTGTTCAGTGTGAATTTGCTTTTCTTGTTTTTCTCTTGAATCAGATGAAATATTATTTTGAACTCGTGCTTCAGTCCAATAACCAGATAAAAATAATTTAGTTAAATTTTCCAAAGCATATTTTTTGTGATTAAGTGCTTCCAAACCGCCACTTAAAACATTAACATTATAAACAGCAGTTTGATATTCAGATAATGCTTCTTGATAGGAACTATCAGCAATAATTGTATTTTGAACAGCGGCTTCAGTTACTTTTTCAATTTTATAACGATCAGGAAAAGAACGAATATTAACATCTAATTGAGATTTAGTTAATTCTAATTGTTGTTTTGCTTTATCCCGTTCAGCAACAGCATCCGCTTGATTCTTAGACCATGTGTAATATAAAATAGATTGATTAAGCCATTCATCATCCAAAGAAAATTTGTCAATTTGTAAATCATTTTCAAAAGAATTTTGCATAATTTTCCTTTCTTATTTTTCAATTTTGAATTTTAGTTTTTAAATTTGAAATCGGGGTGATACTACTATTTAAAGAATATACCCCCCTTTCTATAATCTTATTATATCATACAATTTTTACTTTTTCATACCAAGATTTTCCAATCGGGGCCATTTCGATTTCAACTTCCATTGGGACATTAATCCAAGGGTGTGCTTCAACCAAATCTTTTGTGGTAACTTTTTTTACTACTTCTAAAATATGTTCTTCTTCAGAAGGAAGCATATCAAAAATAATACTATCATGTATCTGTGCTGGCATTTTAGTTTTCCATTGTTCTTCTTTTCTTATTTTATTTATTTTTATTAAACACCAAAGTAAACAATGGAACGCTGCCCCCTGTATACTGGTATTTACTATTTGCCCTGTATCAAGCAATTCTTCTCTACGATGACCAAAAAAAGATTCTGTAAATCCTTTCTTTTTATAATTTTCAATCCATTTATTTTGCCATTCTTTAAATACTTTAAATTTATTCCAAAATAATGTTTCAACTTTTTTACAATGAAATTCAAAAGCATTATAATTTCCAAGTTTATTTTTTTCTAAATATTTAAGTAAAGATGTTCCATCCACCAATTTTAATTTTGGAATTTCCTTCCAAATATTTCTTGCACAACTTTTATAATATGAAGTATAAAACTGTGGAAAAACCCAACCATTTTTAGAACAAAATCTAATTTCACTTGATACTTGTTCTTTATCTAATTTAAAAAGTAAACAAGCCTGATCTCTGTGCATATCTGTATTTTTATCCCAAAGATAATTTACCAATATAGGGTCTTTGGTGTAACAAGCGGCCAAGTGAACCTCAATTCCAGAAAAGTCAACTTCCCCAATTTTATTTCCTTCTGATGGAATAATGCCCATTCTGGTACTTCGTTTTGCATCTTCATCTTTTCTGGGTTGATTTTGCATGTTCGGAGAATCACAACTTGACCTCATACTTCTTGTTAAATGTAAATTCATTATTGGGTAAATTCTATTATCATCAGCAACTTCTCTTTCAAATTGAGCTATATATGTATCTCTTATTTTTAATAGTTTTCTTTTTAAAATTAATTTTGCAAGAATAGGAACTTTCTCTACATAAGAAATAATAGCTTCGGCATCAACCGAATTACTTCCTTTAGCGGTTTGTTTAATGGATTGAACACCAAGATATTTAAATAATAATTTTGGTAAATCTGTATTACTCCCCCAATTTAATTTTTTTCCTTCTTTTTCAAAAAATAATTTAGCTTCTTCACTATCATTTAATTGTTCATTTAATTTATCAATACGTTTTGTTAATTTCTTTTTTTCTTCAGCATAAAATTTTACATCTGTGTTTATTCCATCATGTTCCATATCTGCAAAAGTTAAAATTCCTTCATGGAAAAATTCAGCAGCTTTTTTTAAAGAAGTATTTGACTTTAAATTTAATTCTTCTTGTTGATCCTCGTAAAGCCAATGCTCATATAAACTATCTTTAGCACAATATTCTAAAAGTTTATTTAATGGTGCTTCCATTACTTTATTAAAACCATTTTCATCTGCTTTCTCTAAAAATGGTTTAATTTCTTTTTCATAAGGAATTATCCCCCATCTCACAAATGCTTGAAATTTTAATCCTGATGCACCAGAACGACAATCTAAAATATGCTGTGTGGTCATTGTACAACAATGCCAATTATCAGGATTAATTGTGGTAAAAAATTTTCTTGACCAACTATCCTCGAATTTAAGTCCTTGTGCAACTTTTAATAAATATTTATTTTGTAAAACTTTAATCCATAATTGTTTAATTTCTTCTTCTTCCGTTTTACTCAAACATCCAGGATATTGATATGGAAAACAGTAGGAGTTTACCCCATCCATACAAAAAGATTGACAGGCAATTTTATGACCATTTTTGTGAGGTTTAATTCCAGTGGTTTCATAATCAAATACAAATAAAGTTTCTTTTTTCATATTTATTAATTCAATTAATTTATTTTTTATATTATTAAAATTAAGAAGAATATGAAGTTTTTCTTCTCGTTGTTTTGGTAACTCTTTTCCAATTTGATTTACTGCCCATTTTAAATCTCGATTGTAAACACTTTCAATTAATTCATTTTCTTCATTATGTAACATGAATGAAGGATGAAGTAAGGGAACAACCCAACAATTATTTTTATAATCAGGAATACATCGTTTGCGCCATAAATTTATTTTTAAATTATCTATTCCATAATCAAGAAAATAACTTTCTAACGCTGAATTTCCTAAAAGCCAAATCATCTTTGGTTTATATAAATCTATTGCTTTTTGAATATTGGAACGACAACATTTTAATTCTGCTTGTTTTGGTTCACGATTATTTGGAGGACAACAAATAATAGAATATGTTTTCCAAAAATCTCTGTCTAAACCTACTCCTAAATTATTTAATTTATCTTTTAATAATTGTGTTTCCCCCACATCTTCAGGAGCTTCTGAAATAATAAGAACTTCTTTTCTTCCCTCTCCTGTTGGTTGCATTTTAGGACTATTACAGTTTAAATAAAGTCCACATTCTTCACAAGTATAATTTTTTAATTTAGTTTTTTTAGTAGGAGAAATTTGTTCTTCCTTAGCAATAAAGAAACCTTTATTTTGTCTTTTGGTGGGCCAGAACATAGATTATTAATTTCCTGTAAATAAAAGTAATTGGTGGACGCACTTGGAATTGAACCAAGAACCCTGCGCTTATAATGCACACGCTCTACCTAATTGAGCTATACGTCCACAATAAAATTAATTAAATAATAAATCTTCCAACTTCAGTACCTGAATTATAGGAATAACAAATTCCCAAAGAGCCTGTATCAACAAAAATTAATTCAAGAGTTTTAGAATCAACTTTATTTGCTTTATAATGAGTTGCTTTAAGTTCATCATAAATTAAATCTGAAGCTCTATTATACTTATTTGGTTTCTTTCGAGAAGAAATAGAAAAAGGAATTAATCCCCAAATACAATTTTCATTTTTGGTTTCCATTCTACGAAGTTTAATAATTCTTAATGCTTCTTGCATATCCATTTTTATTTCTCCTTAATAATTTATTTTATTTTTCTTTTGGGGGAACTTAATATATTATTTTAAGTCCCCCCCGTGATAGCTTTTAATTAGCTTTTCACTAATCCAGACAGGATTATTTTAATTAAATTATATTTTAATTTTATACTTCAATGGAATCACCCCCCTTTTCTTTTTAGAGCCATCAAGAGGATTTGAACCCCCATCAAACTGATTACAGATCAGTTCCCTTTCCATTAGGGTACGATGGCTTTTGTTTGGTCTGGATGGCTGGAATTGAACCAGCATTTCCGGCTCCCAGGGCCGGGGCCTGACCAATTTAGGCTACACCTAGAAATTTACTCTTTCAATCCAAAACATTCATATATATTTATACCATACTTTTCAATGATTTTAACAATATTTTTTGCATCTTTTATATTACAATTAAAATATTCAGAAATCAATAAAAGTAATTCTTCATATTTTTTATCTTCTTTTTCTTTTACTTCTTTCTTTATATAATTTATATATGGTACCTTATTCTTTTGTAGAACTAAATAATAAAATAAATAATTAACTGCCCATGATGGAAGTTTTTTCATTAAAAAATTTATTTTTTCAGATGAAAAAAAACTATCAGGGTACATACTAAGAAACCGATTAGTCATATAAGAATTATTTATTTTATCTTGCAAAGATGGCTTGGTACTTTTGGTAAAAATATTTCCTAAATAAGCAAATAGATTTTCATCAGTCATTTATTTTTCTCTTCTAAACATAAAAATATTATTACATCCAACTTTTTTGTAAATAATATTACAATAATTTTTCTTACATCCAAAATGAAGTTTGTTGTGTTGTTCTTTATGAACACAATCTTTTTTATAACAAATATTAGATTTTTCACAAATCATTTTCTTTTCCATATTATAATTTTACTTTCCCCCCCAATTCCATTATTATTTGCACCAAACACGCTGTTGCATTTATTTCTTTATCAACCACCATAGAATCTTTATAAAGATAATCAGCAATGATTAAAGCAATTACTGTTCTATTTTCTTCCTTTATCAAAGGAACAAATTCATCAAAAAGAAATTTATATAACCAAAGAAAATTATTTGTTCCCACCCATAAAATTCTAATCTTTCTAACATCCCCTGATAAAATAAACTTTTCAATTACTTTTGTATTTAATTCTTCCAAACCAATAGTTTTTAAATTAAATATATTTGATTCACAACCAAGTTGAAGATTATTAATAATTGATCGAATATCAGGATAAAAATGATTAATTAATTTTTCAATATCTTCTTTGTTGCCTTTACAGTTTTCTTGCTTTAAAATATTATTAATTAAATTAAATGCTAAATCTTTTGGAAAGGCATTGAACTCAAATTTAACACAACGACTATGTATTTCAGGAATAATCTTTTCAGGGTGGTTTGCGGTAAAAATAAATCTGCAAGTTTCATTGTATGTTTCAATTGTATTTTTTAAACTAAACATGGCTTCTTGCGTCAAGGAATCAGCTTCATCTAATAAAATAATTTTTAAACATCCAGGCATTGGCATACTTGCAGCAAATTGTGTTACTTTACCTCTCATGGAATCAATACCACGATCTGCACTACTGGCATTTAGAACAAGAAATTGAGCCCCTAATTCTTCTATAAGAATATAACTGATCGTGGTTTTTCCTGACCCTGCTGGTCCATACAGGAGCAAATGGGGGATGTTTCGTTCTTCAATGTATTGATTAAATATTTTTCTATGTTCTGGTTTTAAAATCATTTCATCAAGAAACTTGGGCCGATACTTTTCATACCAAATATAGGATTTAAGATTCATCTGATATATCCTTAATTGCTTTTATTATTTTATATAATGTTCTTTTTTATGACATTCCTTACAAAGAGTAATCCCATTACTAATATTAAATCGTTTATTAGGATGTTCTTTCCATGATTTAATATGATGAGCATTTAATGAATTAGCTTTTTTAGGAATAAAATTACATTTTTGACAAGTAAAATTGTCCCTTGCATAAATCCTTCTTCGCCATTGTTGCACTTTATCTTGTCTATATCTTTCATGACGTTTATAACCTGTTCCATCTTTATAATTAGGATTATTGCTTCCTTTCATCCATTGACCACCTCCGGCATTTGGGCCGTTTTCTCCTCGTTTAAATATATATCTACATTTATTAGAACAAAATTTCCACCCCCTATTAAAAACACTTAAAGGCATAGATTTCAATACACCACAACATACACATTTTTTAATAATCCTTTTTCTTTTTCTTGCTAAATGGGCAAGTTCAAGATTTTTATTATCTGCCTTTTGTTGTTTTTCATTTCGTTTTTGTTTATTCATTAATACTTCCATCAAGAGTAATTACTTTTCCTTTTCAAAAGGATTAATTAAATGAAGAACCCTAAAAGCGTGTTCAAACCGATGTTCGTAGTTTGGCATATACGCCCCATACGCTTCAAACTTATTTCCATCCTGATCTTCCATCATAAAAGAAATAACAGAAAAATTAGTTTTATTGTTTACTTTTGCTTTAACTTTTTGAATACCAATAATTCTCAATTGCTGTGTGTCTTTAACAACAATATTACTTGGTTCTTGTGTTGTTACCGAAGTCTTATCTTCCATTTTGTTTTTTCCTTTCTTAGTAATTAATTTCTTTTTTTAGCAACAAATTCATTTTTTTCTTCTTTCGGAGGGGAAGAAATAAACTCAATATTTATTTTTAAATAATCAAGGATTGCTTGTATAGCAGAATCAGTTGGAATTGTTTTCTTTACAGAAATAGTTATGTGCTCTTTCTTTTTAGAAAATTTTGGTTTAGTAGAAGAAATTGCATAACTGTTATGTTCACTACTATAATGTCTGTAATAAAGATTTCCATCAGGGGCAACATATTTTGTTACAGATTTATCTTTTAATACTTTTGTTTTATTTGTTATGACAACATTATTGTCATTTACATAACATTTACGTTTTAGTTCAGTAAGGGTTGTTGTAATATTATTTTTTAATTTATTGCTTATAAACATAATTTATCCTCCTTTTCTAAATTTTTTATGGCTTCTTTTATAGGGGTTGTGTCAATAGTAATTATTACTTTTTTATTTTGCTTTGTTTCTTCAAATAGAGAAATAACTTCAATAGAAATTCCCATTTTTTGTTCAAAAGAATTAATTAATTTTTCTATTGTTTTTTCTAATTCGTCCACTTCCTTTTTTAAATCATTTACTTTACAAAGATTAAACAAACCTATTCTCCTTTCTGCTGAACAATTGGATTTAAGGCCCACCCATTATCTACATCTTGAACAATCACGACAGGAACTTCCTTTGCAAGGTAAATAAAAATTGGTTTATCTCCAAATTCCAAAACATTAAAAATTGCTGAAAGCCTATCAGCGTAAACCAACACAGAAAAATCTGGTAAAGTTTCCTTCTTCTTTTCCTTTTTCAACTTCTTTTCAACAGATTCAATTTTATGAATTAAATAATTAAATTTATTATCTGTCTCGGAACCGCCAGAAATATAAATTTCATTTCCTTTTATATTAAAAGAAATATCAGGTGAACCTGACCAAGAAATAAATGCTTGACAATCATCAATCATTTTCTTGGTTAATTCAAAAGAAACTGAAGCGGTAGAAGTCAATTTTTTAATTGGTTCAATATCATCAATGACACTTGGAATCATATCAGGAAGAACAGTAAGAATATCCGCACCAAAACCAAGGCTTATTCTATTTTTATTGAATTTAATATTTAGTTCTTCATTCTTAAAATGACCGAGAAGAGTACATAATTTTCCAATTTGGCTTAGACCAACTTCTTCAGGAAGATTAGATTCAAAATTAATTGACGAAAAGGCAAGTATGGAATCAGCAATATCTGAAGTATTAATTTCAGATTTTCCATTTTCTGTTTTAATCAAAACACGATCAATTAATCCACCAAGATAAACTCTACCAAGAAATTTCTTAAATTCAATAGCTGTCATGTATTCTCCTTTTTTAATTTATTTTTATGAATTGGCTTTTTTAACCATATTTGGTGATGGAGAACCACTAAATAATTCTACTTTTATTTCTTTGTGTAAATCATGTATTTTCTTTTCCATTTCTGCTCTCTGTTTTCTTAAATTTTCAATTTCTTTTTTTCGATTAATAAAATCCTCAAAAGCAACTGTTAAGCTATTTTGGGTTACACCTTGTTCATCAATATCATGATAAACCAATCCTTTGTTTTCATCATAATAAACATGGGAATCATCACACGGTAATTTTCTTAATTTTTCTTGCAAACCATCTAATTCTTCACTTGCTTTTGGGTATCGTTTAATAATATAATTATATTGTATTTTACTATTCTTTATACAAAAAGGACAATAGTAAAAAATATCTATATAACTTTTAAAACTCGGAACATACCAACCTTTCTTCCCATCTTTATATTCTACACCACAACGGCATCTTTTTTTATCTTTTCTTTTTTTTCTTTTTTCAATGGTAAGACCATCAAAAAAGGTAAGACCATCAGTTGAATAAACTATATTTTTATTTTCGAGCATTAATTTTCCTTTTTTATTTATTTTTATGAATTAGCTTTTTTAATCACAAAAATATCACTATCATAAATTTCCTTATCTCCAATACTCCAAAATATAAAATCCACAAATTCTACAAATAAAACAAACCCTATATCCATTATCCCAAAGTTTTGAATCAACATTGCCGCTTCTGTTTATTCTTATTTTCATTTTCTGCCCTGTTCGATCCAGTAAACAATCACTTGGCGTATGGTGGGTTTATTGCGTGATGATTTAAATTCTCTATCATCCAAAACAGCCCAATGTGCACCATCAAAAACAACAACGGGGCCAATAGATCGTTTTTCTCCCCTTTCCAGCGCATCAATCAATTCCGTGTCGGTGTATTCCATTCCTGCCTTCCTAAGATTTTTTCTTATTTCACCAATGGGAGTATTTTTAAAATGCTCTTTTACTTTTTTGCTTTGTGATATTCAGGCTCCACGTCGGCTCCTGCAATCCTTCAATTATTTTTTCTGTAACTCTTTTCATTCCTTTTCCTCCTCCGGTAGTTCCCGAATCTTGACGGTGGGCTTGCGACTAGTAAGAAAAAAATGTTTTGCAATAGTGTAGGGTAGAAATATGCCAGAATAAGCTTCGCCTTCTTTTTTCCAACATTCTTCAAAATCCCTTTTATCCTTTTCGTCTTGTGTCATTTTGTTTTCTTCCGTCAACTCATTGAAGTTTTTAGAAATTAACTTATCAAATTCAGGCTCCAAGTCTTTTTGAGAATTTACTAATTTATGGACGAAATTACATATTGCTTTTATTTCTTCGTCTTGTGTCATTTTGGCTCCTTTAATAAATCAGGATTTTCGTTAATGTTTCCAATTACCTCACAATCCTCTGGATTTTCCAACGCCTCACCTCGGAATTGCTACGACAGTATTCAATGTCAATGCCAGCACCGCTTGGTATCCCGGCAAATATGCTTTTATTAGGATCGATGAATCCCCAATACCTAAAGGCATTATATTTTTTGTCCCAGATTCTAAATTTTAATTGTCTCATTTCATCTCCTCCAATTTTTACCAATATTTTAATGTTATGTCTCTGTGCTTTTCTATGTGTCTATGAGGATCTGTAATATACAATTCTTTCGACATTGGATCTATAATTACCCCATCTTTTTCCACCCACCAATGATTACGCTGAAAATAACCACCATCAAGAATACCCGCCACTATTTCCCCCCCAATAGCAGCCTTAATTTCTTCTGCTATTTGTCCGCATTTTCCTTGAGGAAAGCCATAAAAAGTTTTATACCTTTCATAAATATATTCAACTTTAATTTCTTCGTCTTGTGTCATTTCATCTCCTTCAACATTCGCTCCAGGTCGGATCGGTAAAGACATATAATATTATGTCTATAATCCAAAAAAACATAACATGGGTAATACGTTGGTGTTTCATTTGCATAAAAATTATAGATGTCAAGACGATCACATAATTGAGTTATCCACTCTTTATATTCCTTCTCATTTCGCAGGAGTTTCATTCTTTTTATTCTCCATATTTTTAATCATGGTAGCAAGATTGGTAGATATTTTGTTTAGACACTCTTTGTAAATAACCAACGACGGTGGACAAACTGAATTACCGTCTCCATTGGCGCAGAATTTAAGTGGTTTCATTCTTCACTCCTCTCTTCAAAGCACCTTGGTACAATATAATTCTTGCACCGTAATAACATTGGGCAGGTTGAGAAATTACATGGGTGTACTAACGGAAAAGACAGGGGGAACGAAGGTAAAGATTGGTCACAAAAATGACTTGCTCCATTGGTCGTAAAAACACCACAAGCTGGGCAAGTCCATCCTTGAACTACAGTTTGAGACTGTTCCATTTTTATTTACTCCTTTCCTTTAAAAATTCCCCCAACGCTTTAGCCATGCGGGAAGGGGGGTTGATAAATTTCTTCGGTATTAACTCACAACGAAAAATTGGTGAAATACAACTCAAAAATTCTGCTTCTTGGTCCTGTAGCCAATAAATAAACTCATACCACCACGGTTGTTTTGGTCCTTCGTCCATGATGAGGAAGAAGCCTTCGGGAGTGTCAAAATTAGGTAATACATAGATAGGTTGTTGGAATACATCTAACGCTCGGGAAATTCTCATTTTTTGATCTCTGGTCATTCTTCTACCTCAAATATCAATTTAGCTTTATTAAAAGCCATACTTCCATCTTCCGTGAAAGACCACTTGCCGGATAGATTATAAGCCCATCCCTCAATCACCTTCTCCACCTTCTGCTTTGGTTTTGGTTTAGGGGATGGATTCTGTGTTCTTAATTCATCAAGTTCGTGAGTCCATATCTGGGGAATCTGCCAATTAGCTTTTTTATATCTTTCAATGGCTTCTTCAATTTCTTCTATTCGTTCCATTTTCATCATCCATTCTGGTTTTATTCCTAATGGAGGTTTGATGGTTGGAATTGGCTTTGGCGGCGGTGTAAATTCTGGCCTGGACCAGAAGAAAGATTGCTCGTTTTCGCCATATCTAATACCCGTAAACGGAACGTACATAATAAAGGACCCACAACTTACAACAAACTCGCTACTTGTAACCTCTATAACCCTAACGTCTCCATAGCCAATATGATAAACAGTCATTCCTTTTTTAATCCCATCGAAGTACATTTCAAACCTCCCCTTCTTTGTCCAGATTAGTAAGTCAATTAGAGCGTCGGTTGGATTGGTGTTCTCTGGCATATATCCTAATGTACTGCAAGTAATTGCCCTATAAGTGCATCTGTTGGTTTTTTCTACTTTAATCAATTCCAAATGATAGCTTGTTTTAACTCCCTGATAAATTTCTTCTGGCAACTCTCTCCAAACCTCCACCATTGAGCAAGCAGGATAAAATTCTTTTATAAAATAATCATTGGGATCTAAATAATCTCTTCTGCTTGTAGCTGATAAATCCCACGTCCAATTTTTATCATAACTACTTCCACACAATCCCTGATTCAACTAGCTTCCTATAAGCACCCAATATGCTTCTGTCTTCAGCCTTGCCTCCAACGAAGTATATAAGTTGATTCATTTTGTTGCTCCTTCTTTCTCTCTGCCACAAGTCTTTGTATTCCTCCATCTTTATAAGATATCCTTTTAAGTTCAATAAAATCTCCAACCTTATTTAGCCCCAAGCTATCTTCAATAAAGGCTACATCTATTTGTGTTTCGGGAGTTATTTCAATACTTCTTCTAAATAATTCAAATTTCATTTGTTCAACTCCTTCCTACTTTCCTTAAACTCCCAAATTAAGTTGCAACGTTCACGAGGAGATTTGTATCCCTCAACATTTTTCTAATCTTGTGGTGAAATGAATGGTGCTCTCCGGCAAGTGCAAATAATTTTAAATTTTCTATTCTGTTATCTATTGAATTAAAGTTTATATGATGAACAACTTCCTCGGGGTTCAATAATCTTCCAATAAATTTTTCCATAATCAATCTATGTTCCATTACATAACCACGTGCCGTACAATGTGGGTGATTGGGAGAATAAACATATTTATAATTACCCGTACAGTAATTTATTCCCCGATTATGACATCTTCTTGAACAGAAGTACTTTTTTGTTGGTTTTCTTCCTTTTTTAAACATTTCTGATTTATATCTATAAAATTCCTTTCCGCAAGTATTACAGATAAGTTTCTTTCTACCACCCCTCCAGTTGGGATTATTTTTACCCCACTGGTTATATTCGACCAGTTCTTTGTCTTTTTGTTCTTGAGAAATATAATTTTCAGGTAAGATATTACCAAACTTTTCCAATTCAAACTGCTCACCAATGCCCATTTTATTCCTCCATCTCTATTTCTTCAAAGTGGAAATTTCCAAATGTATCGCATATACATCTGTCCATAACATTTTTTCTTCCATAATCTTTTTCTTAGTCAGTCATATCATGGCTCCCATTTGTATAACTTATGATTGTCTTTAACCAAAAGATAAAAAAATGGATCATAGTCATTTCTACACAGAATTGAATTCAAATATTCCACAATTATATCACCATAATACTGTGTAACATTTGTAGCTATAACAATGTCAGATACAGTCTCTTTATCGTGGTTACTTTTAGCAATTATTTTCATTATTTTTTCCCTTACTCACCAAGATTTGAATTTGCCCTCATCAGTTTCGATAGTAAACACTACTTATTTGAGAGATTATCTCAAATTCTGTTGGGCTATCCATCCAACGCAAGTTTCAGTAGACTTCCCTACGCCAACGAGGGCAAAACAAAAACAATTTACTTCTTAACCTTATATTTCCCACCTTCTACTTTTGGGGTTTCAACAATAATCTTATCTTTTTCAAGAAGTCTAATATACCCAAAGAATCTTTCGCCTACTTGGTATTCATTCTTCTTAGGAAACTTTTCAAGCAAAGTATGAATAGCATCCTTTAAAGTAATTCCTGAATTGAACATAGTATCCAAAACACCTGCAAGAGAATTAGCACGATGACCAAACACACTCAAATCCTTTTCCTTAGCTCGTTCCTTTCTTTCTTTCGGAATCTTAACTTCTTTCACTTTTACTTCTTTCTCGGCAGGAACAACTTTAGATTCTTTCTTACTCCTTTTTTCTTCTTTAACTTCTTTTTCGACTTTGGACTTTTCCTCTTTTTTAGCAACTTTAGGAACAACTTTTGTTTCTTTTTTAGCCTTAACAACTTTAGGAATAACCTTTTCAGGAATAGGATCATCGGCTTTAATAACCTCCTTTTTCTTTTCTTCCTTTTTTACTTCTTCCCAAGCAACAACATCTTCCAATTTTCCATCAACAAAATTATTGTAAACTACAGCAACTTCGTCAGGAACATCCCCTTCTTTTGATTCAGGAATACTTTCCACATTCTTCATAAATAATTCTCTTTGTTCTTTGGGGGAACCAATAACTTCCTTAAATTCAATTTCAAGACTTTCCATAACCTTCTGCAAAGAACCAACAACTTCATTAAACTTTTTCTGTGTAATTTGCTCGATCTGCTCCATTTCATTTTCTCCTTTTCTTTTTTTATTATTTATTCTACATAATCATCATAAATTTTTATAACATAAAAACCTTCTATAACATCTGATTTTCCTATAATAATATCACCTTCTTTTTTTATTAATTTTATTAAATCTTCTAAAGAGGATATTTCAACAACCCACGCTTTTCTTTCGGGGTATTCGCCTAATTCTTTATAGGCATTTTTACAAGGAGGAGCTTTGTCTTTATTATTATCAAACCAATTTGATGCTCGTCCAATTAAAAATTTCATTTTTTTCCTTTTTTGAACTTTTGTTTATATTATACCATAGATAATTAAACTTTTATTTTTTATTTATAAATAAATAAAAATTCATTTTTAGGAAGAACACAAATTTTTTCATTCAACCAAGGTTTCACTTCTACACGTTTCCAAAGATACGGATAAATAGTAAGTTCTTTTATGCTTGGGTAAACATATAAACGATAAGATTTTTGTTTATTTTCATCAAAAGTATCTTGTAAATAAAGTTGAAATTCATCAAATTTAAATAAATCTTCATTTGTTGCTGTATCATGCAAAGTAAAATGAATTCCATCCACAAGATTATCTATTTCTATAATATCTTCTAATTTTTTATACCAAGCACAGTATAAATAAATTTTTCGTTTAGGAAATTGATTTCTAAGAAAAATAATTATTTCTTTTGTTTCTTTAAAATGAAGTAGAGGTTCCCCCCCAGTAACACAAATTGTTTTATAATTTTTAAGTAAATCAAGTTTTCCCTTTAATGAAATTGCTTTATTTATAATATTTGAATATTTATTACAACAATAAGGGCAATTTCTAATACAATCAAAGGAAACGATCAATCTTGCAATCAAATCCAAATCCATTTTTTTATTTCCTCTCCTTTATTTTTTAATTTATTATACCATAGATAATTAAACTTTTATTTATTTTTTTCTCTTTCTTCCAAACTATTTATACTTCCCATTTCCGAATCAATAGCGGGTTGCCCAACATCCAATTTTTGAAGAACTGTAACTGAAGTTCCTTCATCAAAATTTTGATGTCTGTGTGCTACAACACTTATTCTCATTACCCCACGTTTCTTTTCAATAGGAGTTTGATTTAACCCAATAGCCACATCAATATGAGCAAGTTTACGAATATCTTCCGAAGTATTTGTTTGCTTAACTGTTCTTTTTTCAATTGCTAATCTATTTGCTTGTGTGGCAGTTACCACCAAACATTTCTTAACAGCAGAAAATTTCTTTAGTTCTTTCCAAGTATGGTCAATCCGATCTCTGCCTTCTTCCGATTCATTTTCAGGAGCAAGAATATCTGCATAGTCAATACAAACAAGATCAGGAACAAAACCATTTAAAGATTCTTGTTTCTCAATCCATGTTGTGATTGTATTCAAATTAGCAGAAAAAGCAGGATAAGTTAAAAGCTTAAAATTTGAACTTGCTCTTTGTAATTTTCCAATTCCTTTTAATGCTAAATTTGTTTTATGATAATTTATTGCTTTTCTATTTTCTTTAAAATACCAAGATTCCATTTTATAATTTTTTACTTTTTCTTTTGTTCGGCAAAAATCACATGGAATATAACCATGAGGTGTTTCTTCAGGATTAATAATTAAATTTCCTTCTGAAAATAAATTAACTTTACTTTTGCGTTCTGCCAAAACACAAGAACCATCTTGATTTCTTGCACAATCAAATACGGGATACCAAACTAATCCTGCTTCTTCTTTTTGGGAAACAATTCGTTTAATTATTCTTTCATTAACTTCATCACTTGACATTTCTAATGAAATAAATACTACTTTTAATCCTGATAGTAGTGTTTGTATAGCAGTTTCTAAAAGCCAAAAGCTCTTCCCACGTTTAAGTGGGCCTAAATAAGTTACCAACCACCCTCGCTTCAATCCACCAATTAAATTTCCTATTTGCCCATTAAATTTAAATAAATATTTTTTCTCTTGCAACAAAATTCTATCTAAAATATTTTCTCTATCTGAATCTCTAAAAATATTTTCATCTCGCATTACTTCCCTTGTTACCTTTTTCTGCTCTCGTAATACTTGTTGTGCTTCTTCTATTTTTCCTTCTGCATATAATAAATTTATTTTTTCTTGAAGAATAGACCACGATTTTTCCTGCATAAATGCAAAAGCCATATCTAAATAATAATCAATATTAAAATCTTCATTTCCATTTTCTGTTTCCATGATATATTGTTCGGATAATCCTTGGAGTAAATCTGAAATATCTTCTTCTGTTTCTTTTTTTATTTTTTTCTTATTATCTTCAAAAATTTCTTGAATATGATAAGCAGGTGCTTTTTTATATTTTTTATAATAAGTTTGAACCCACCTAACTAAAGTTTTTACAAAATTAACTTCAAACCATTCCAATCTAAGAATAGGCAATACTTCATTACAAAACTTTGTGGACATAATAAGTCCAATAATAATTCTTCGTTCTGAAGTTGCATCCGCAACCGAATCTCGCAAAACATCTGCCATTATAGCTCCTATTATTCAATTATTTTTTTATCTGACCAATTTAAACGACTTTTAAGGTCATTAAAATTCAAAAAAGGTACAGGACTACGTTTTTTAAAGAAAGACCCCTTCCTGAGCCTCTCGTTTCGTTTAAATGGCATATTTAAAATCATTTGCAACCACAAAAATCACAAAACTAATCATTTAACAATCCTTGGTCAATAAAATAGCTCGGAATTATTGTATTCCACGTTCGTTCACTAATAAAATAACCAAGTTCCAACTTACTTCTGGATTCCCCAACGTGCTTAAAAATAGCTTCACAAGCACAATCAACATAATCTTCAATCATAATCGGACTTAGTTGTTGTCTATTTTTTGTTAATAATTCAATTAATTTTTTAGAAGCTACTCTAATTTTATTTTCTTCAACAACAGTTAGTTTATTTTGAACACCTTTTGTTTTAATCCAATAATTTCTAAATAAAGCCGTTACTCTTGGATTTGGATCATCTATCAACGCAACACCATTCCCATACTGCTTAGGGGGATTTTCAAAGTATTCCAAAAATAAACTTTTTTGATGAAATTTATGATAAACAACATCAGCAAAAGAAATGCTAGACAAGAATTTTTTATTTTTTGGATAATAATCAGGAGACATAGCAAGAATCATCCTTTGAACAACAGCTTTAATTTCATCACAAGTAAATAGTCGATTATGATATTTCTTAAACTGGTCAAGATTATTAAAAGCCAAACCACGTTTAAGATTCTTAATTGCCTCAACAGAAGAAATATATGCTTTAGTATCTTCACCACGGTACTTATGAACCAACCCATGCAAAGAAAGTATTTCTTGGATTGATTGGGGAATATGTTTCAAAGGAATTAATTTATTTTTCTTGGACAAAAGTTTATTTTTCTTTTGCAAGGAATTGGATATTTCTTCTTTGTTTAGGGGTTTTAATTTAATTGCTTCCTGACGTTCGCCAGAGCGAACGTCTATGTCCTTTACTTGTAAAGGACTTTTTTCTAAAAGAGAAGAATCTTTAGATTCTTCTATATAACTCTTAATATCTTCCTTATTATCTTTATATATATAATCCGTTTGGGGAGTACTCCTTTTGGGGGGGGTCATTTCAGGATTGTCATTGTTTACTTTTTCTTTTATTTTAAATAAATCATACTCTGGTAGTTCCTTTGCAATTACTTCAATAATTTCTTCTTCTTTTGTTGGTTTTTCACAAATAAAATACCCCCATATTTTTTTATTTTTAGAACGTAATCTATAAATATATTTTTTATTTATTAATTCATACATTCCAGACAACATTCCTTTTTCACCATCAGTTGATCGGCAAAATAAATCTATATGATTTAATTTCCATTGAGGGGGTCTTGTAATTAAATAATAATATAAACCTTTTGCTTTCCAAGATAAGTCTTTATTCATTACACAAGAGAATGATTGCTTTGTGTGAATAAATAAAAAACAATTTGTTTCTTTATTGTTTTGATTAAACATAGTTTTCTCCAAATAATTTACAACCTTTTATTTTACTACCATTGTAAAAATATATTGACCAGTTCCTTTAATTATTTCTAAAACATCTTCTTTTTCTTTCGGTGTTTCACTTATAAAATATCCCCATTTGTTATGATTTTCAGAACGCAATCTATAAATATATTTTTTATTTAATAATTCTCTCAGTCCTGTTAATACCCCATGTTTTTTTTCAGTAGAATAAAAAAATAAATGTTGTTGTGTAATATTTTCTTCGGAATATTTTAATAAAAAAGCAAGAATACCTTTTGCTTTCCAAGACAGTGTTCTATCTCTTAGGTAAGGTTTCATTTTTTGTTTTATCCTTCTTCTATAAAAGGAAAAATTTCATTAAATAAATTTATATCGGGATTTATTATTTCAGATTTTATATATGATAAATTAGGTTTATTATCTTTTATTAAATGTTGTAAAGGACAATATAAATACGTGTGTTGTTTATTATTTAAAATATCTTTTTCTTTATTTTCTTGTTGGACTTGTTCCCACAAAGAAATTAATTTCATATATATTCCTTCTTTAATTATTTTTTCTATTTTGATATATAGCTTGTAATCTTTGTAATTCCTGTCGTTTTCTTTTTGTATCAGTTCCATATTTTTTTGTGGGGTATTTTGCAGTTTTACTTAATTCTTTATAAGAAGCTAAACGAAAATAATTATTTATTTCTATATTTACTTCTTCTTCGGAAAGAGCTTTTAAAAAACAAAAAATAAAGTTTTTATTATCAAATTTTACTCTTTGCATATAACCAAATTTTACTAAATTTTGCCCCACATTATAATAACTTTTGGGGCAAATATTTGTTTGGTATAAAATATTTTTTTCATTTGTTTTATATATTTCAAAGGTTTTTATTTTATTTTGCATATATAAATGAAACATTTTTTCAATATTAGAAAGACGATGGTCATAGAAACTTGTAAAGTCATAATCAAAATTTGTGGAAGGGGAAACAATAAAAATCATAAAAGTTCCTTTCTTAATTGTTTGACGTAGGCATCATCTAAATCATCAGGATCACCAGAAGTTAATTTAAGAATTTCTATGTGGGGGGAAACATTTCTTATGGCTAATTCATCTTTTAATTTTTTAGCTTGTTCCTGGGCTTGTTGATCTGCATCAAACATAATAAATATAGCTTGATATTTTTTTTCTTTTAAAAGTATAATTTGATTTCTTGTGTATTGTATTCCCATTGTAGCAACTGCACCATCCCCAATTCGCCAAACATCAGCAGTTCCTTCTACAATAATTACTCGTTTATTGGAATTATCAATATTATATAAAAGATTTTTCATAGGGACTATGGCTTCATTATTAGGGCAGTTTTTATACTTTGATTTAGCTTTTGTGGTAGTATCCATTCCTGTATAATTTACCACAATTCCTCTTAATAAACAAGGAATAAAAATACGAAAAGCAAAATTCCCAAAATTAGGAAAAGCTCTTAACTTATATTTATCAATGATTTTAGTTGGATTGAATCTTCTTCTTAATAAGAAATCTAAGTATTGTTGAGGAAATGATTTTTTTGCAAGTGATGGAATTATATCAACATTTGATCTAATATTAATATCTTGCTTTAACTTTTTTAGTGCATAGTCTTGATATTCATCAAGAATTTTTACTGCATCTTTAAAGGAACATTGTTCAACTTCTTTAATTAGTGTTACTATATCTCCTTTCGTGCCACACTTCCAACAGGTGATTCGATTATTAGGGGTTATCCCAAGATGATTTGATGTGTCTTGGCAAAAAACACAATTTATTCCTATCCAACCATTAGATATATTTTTACCTTCTTTTGAATAAGAAATGTTTTGGTCTTCTAACCAGGAACGAACATCAAAGTGATCTATTTTATTTAAAATATTCATATTATCTTAAAAAATAAAATAATATAATAAGAGTAATTAGAGCAAGAATTATTGCTTGGATAAATCGTATTGTTAATATTTGTAAAGATTTTTCCAATGATTCTTTTGTTCCATTTAAAACACATTCAGCAGATTTAAAAGAAAAAAATAATTTTATCCAAGTTTTCATTTTCCCTCTCCTTTCAACGGTTCAAAAACTTTTACCCAAAGTCCACCATAAAGATACCAAGAAGTAACATTTAAAAAATAAATAACTAATAATTTATAAATATCTTTTTCTTGATTTATAAAATCAAGTCCAGGAAACCAAACTTTTTGAAAAGACCAAAGAGAAAAATAAATCATAATTGTATATCTATAAATAACTAAATTATATTTTTTCACTTTTCCTCCAAGTAAAATAACCAACAATAGAAAAAATTAAATTAATTCCAAACACACTTGCTTGTGGGTAATCTCCATTAAAATAATCAAATGAACACCAAAATAAATTCGATATTGTCCATAAAATAAAACAAATTTTATTTTTAAATATATTTAAAATTGTTCCAGCAAAAGTTATTCCTGCGATAGACCACAAAATAATTTGTTCCATACATTCCTTTCTATTAACTTATAGTTATTAATTTAATATTTTGAATAATAATTTCTTTGAGTCTTTTTTTAGATAATTCAGAATAATCTACAAGAATATATTTTATATTTTTTTCAAAGGTAATATGTTTATTTAATATATTTTTTATAGTTTCCCCTGTGTCAATAAAATCATCAACAATACAATACACACCTAGTGGTTTTGCTCTTCCTGCGTAATAAGCAGCGTGTTGGCTTTCTGTAGCGTTTTTTCGTAACGAAATATGATTAAGACTTTTTTCAGATAATGTAAGTATAGCTGAAGCTATAGCACAACCACTACTCCCTATTGATACTAAGCAAGTAACATCTTTTGGTAATTTTTTTATATATTTTTCAGCAAAATATTTTAATTCTTCTGTATTGTAAAAACTAGAACCATATTCAAATAAATATTGTTTCATATTTTTATCCTTTTTTATTTTTCAATTTTCAAAATTGAATTGAAAATTTGAAATCCGGGTGATAATGCTATTTAAGGAAGATCCCCCCTTAGACCCACCCCTCATCAGAGTATAGACAAAATCTGTGGGCAAAATGAGAAATCAAGTGAGGGTGAGATTGATCGAAGCAATCCACTATCCAAACCGTTTTCTTTTCATCTGTGGTTCGCAAAGCACGACCTATTTTTTGTAATGTAGCTACATCAGATTTGCCCCCCGAAGCATTTATAAGGACATTTAGACTTGGTATGTTAATTCCGGTAGTCCAAACTGTTGAAGCTATAATACAAGGCCTCTCCTTTCGTTGTAGAGCATTTTTAAGGGCCTTTCGTTCTTCTTCTTCGGTATTCCCATAAACAAAAGGAACATCTATTTGTTTATTTTTTAATAGGTCTGCCAGTATCTTTCCATGTTCTATCTTTGAAACAAGAATAAGAACCGTATTTTTTTCTTTTATAAAATTTATCGTGGCAGTTACTATCATTTCATTTCTTACTTGGTTTTGGACCACCCCTTGCTCGTAAACATCTTGGTAAGTTCTTAGTTCCCTGATTTTATGGGAATAAGGAATCTTCAAAACCTTTATTCGGGGCTTTGCCAGCAACCCCAAGGAAACACCATCTGAAAGGCTTAGTTGGCCTATTACTGGCCCTATAAGCCCTTCCAAGGATAGTTTATAGTCAAGTCCTTGTGGAAGTGTTGCCGTCAATCCAAACCTTGCCGGGGCAATCATATTGCTTAATATTTTGTGGTAGGTTCCCCCTGGGGCAATATTACGATGGATTTCATCTATTATAATAACATCAAAATAATCACAATAGGTTTCAGGAGCAAGCTTAACAAAAGATTGCATCATGGCTATTACAATCCGTTTAAAATCAGATTTACTTCCTGCTCCAAATTTAATTATTTCTTTTGTGGAAATTCCTTTTACTATCATTTCATCATAAGTTTGGGATAATAGGGTTTTCTCATGGCAAAGAAATAATACTTTAGCTTTAGGAAAACAAGAAATTAATCCTATTGCCGTTAGAGTTTTTCCTGATCCGGTGGGCATTAGGATAACTCCACGTTGTTTATCAACAGCTTGTTTGATTATATTTAATTGATCTTCTCTTAATGTAACTCCTTTTAGTGATGGTGGTGGAAAAATGGTTTCAAGCGTTTCTATATTTCCTTCCCATGATATTTTAATATTTACTTTTTTAGCTTCATCACAAATTTTAGGAAGAAATCCTGTTAGAAATAAACCATTTTTTTCAAGAAAAGATTTTGTGTATTCTTTTCTTACTTTTTTAAATGGCCCCTGCCGCCACACTTCACAAGGGTAGGAGAGTAGTTCCTTAAAAATAGGAACACTCTCTTTATCCATTTGGGAATAAACTGAATCAAGTATTTTTATTTTCATTATTTATTTTACCATGAAAAGTTTAATTTTTATTTATCGAATATCAATTCGATCCATAGCCAAACAAGCAATACTATATCTCATAGTTTCTTTAATTACTTTTTCAGATTGTTTTATTGATAAATTAAATTTTTTTCTTAAATACTTTTTAATAATGTAAATTCCAACAGTTTTAATTTGCCATTCCCCAAGACTTTTCTTTTTTGTTGGGAAAACTATTTGGTACATTTCTTCAGGGCTTTCAGTGATAATTTTAAAAATATCTTTTGCTTCATTTGAAATTTTACTCCATAATTCAAATTTGCTAAATTGAAGTTCCGGGCCATTATCAATTAATCCAAGTTTATTAAAAAGAAATTCTTTTTTATCTTCAGTCATTATTTAATTCTCCTTTCCCTAATTTTAGATTTCAATTTATTCAAATCATGTATTTCTTTTACAACCCATTTCCAATGTTCTTCCCCACTTCGAGTTAATTCTACAATGAAAGGAAATTGGCCGAAGTATCCATACATAAGACTAATAATCAACCCCGACGAAACAGATGTGCCTGGAAGAATAATAAAAGGAATTTCTGAATCCCCATTGATTGTAGGAAGAACCAATTTAATAATTTGATTCATAGTAGGCTTATTCATTTCCAGTTGAAATTTTTGTTCAATAAAATTAATTTCTTTTCCTTTAAAATAATCACCCAATTCTTTTCTGATTGACAACGGGATCAAATGCCCAAACGAAATTATTTTAATCATTTTTATCCTCCCTTGTATAAAAACTATTATCTTTGTAAAATGATTTTAATGGTTTTCAAAATTTTGTTACCATTGTATTATATGATACAGAATTAAAATCATCATATCGCCATTTCCAAGGTTTATTCTTTGCTATATCCCTATTAGCTAAAATACTTATTCTACGCAAAATAAAAAGTCGAAATGATAATGTTTTATTATTTCTATATAATAATAGAATACAACAAAATAAAAGAATAAATGTAATTATTAAAAATATTGTATTAAATAGCATTTTATATCCTCCTTTTTAATTTTATTTTTACCAATCCATTTTTATTCCAACACCAAGATTATTTATTACACAGGAACCACTTCCAAAAATAGTAATAGATTGAAACCAAGTTCGGTAAGGTTTTGGAAGTAAATATGAAGTTAATGGATGTAATAATAATGAAGCTCCCATATATAAATCAACGTTTTGTGTGGATGGGTGTTCTCCTAAAATTGGATTCATTTCACGATATTGTTTTGGATTTTTAGCAATAGTTCGTGTTTGGCCCCAATCAACGGCATGAATGACAATCCAGGAAGTTTCTAAGATTGTATCTTGTGTAGTCCATTTCTTTTTTTCTATTGGAATTGAAGCACAAGATGAACACACAAAAATAATTATTAAACTAAAAATTAATTTTTTCATTTATTTTCTTCTTTCTTTTTATTAAAATTTAAAAATTCATTTAAAACTAATTTTTTAACTTCTTCGGGGATTACTGCTGGATGTGTATAATGAACTTTTCCATTAGAATAAACAGGATAATCAAGTATCATTCCATCATATTCTAATTTGCATCTTTTCCCATTCATTTCTGTAATTAAACAAAAGTCTTTGTGCATTTTTATAATCCTCCATAAATTTGTTGTAAAATGTTATCATCTTTTTCATTTTTATTTAGTTTAAAAACAGTATCTGTTGGGAATGGAAGTTCATTTGAAGAAGTTTCAATTAAAATTCTATAAATTTTAAATTCATATTTTTCTTTATTTTCTAAAAAATGAACGTTAAAAACTTCAGATACAACACATTCACCATCAGTAATAAAAACAATATCTGCTTTTTTCATATTTTTATTTTCTTTAATTAATTTTACTGCTGTATGTAATGGCTGTTCAAAATTTGTTCCCCCATGAAAAAAGTAAGAAAGAGCTTCTAATAAATTTGTAGGATCAATTTTACTTGAAAAAGAATACGTTTTTATTTCCCTTTCCGATCCAAAATGGATAATAGAAAAATCTCTTTTTTGTTTTTTAGCAATAGTCAATAATCCAAGAGCAAATGCTTTTGACCAAACTTCTCTGTCCCCTGTCATGCTTCCACTTCCGTCAATACACAAAATGATTGGTCCTTTAGATAGATTTTCTTTTCCTTCTGTATCAAATTGCAGAAGTTTTCTTTGGCTTAGTTTATCATAAAATACTATATCTAAATCAGGATCATCAAGATAAACTAATTCAGTTGGAACAATTTTATTTATATCGTTTCCCATTTTAATATCTACAATTTCATCTACCCCATGTTTTGTTTTTGTAGATTGATAGTGCAAGGCAAGATTCTGAAATCTTCCTGCTAAAGTAGCTATTTGTTTTAATTTACTATTATTCATTAATTTTTTAGCAATTTCAATTTTATCTTTCATTGGTATAGTTTGATTTTGCCCTTCTCCTGTTCCAAAAGAATTTAAAAATGAATTAGTTTGTTGTACATCTTCCGAACTTTGTTTGAGCGCTTCTTTTATAATTTTTCGTATATCTTTTTGTTGTAATTCTTCATTTAATTTATTTAATTTTTCTTTGGCTTCCTCAACAAGATTAGGAATTGATAAATCGGCTGTATCAGGATTATAATTTTCTAATAACCCGTTAAGTAAAGTTTGTGTTATGGCCGCTTCATTAATTTTTTGTTTTGTTTCTTCTGGGATATTATTATTTATATATTCACTAAATGATTGTACTCCTGTTGCACTTTCAAATTCTTTTAATTTTGTAAATTCTCTTAAATCTTTATATTCTCTTAATTGCATTAATTGTTGAATAATTTGTTTATTAAATTGAAAGCCGGTAGAAACTTCTTCTTTTACTTCCGGTGAATATTTATAAAGTGATCCGTACACATCTTCCATAAGAAATGGAAAAGCAACATTTTCTCCACTTCCAATTGTTTCCATATTTTGTAATATAGAACTTTGTTCTTTGATATTGTTAAAAGATGCTTTATCATAGCTATCAAGGTTAATTGTATTCATCATTTACCTTTCTTTTTAGATAGTTTATAAATAATTTTTTCATATTCTTTTCGTTGTTTTCCTAAAATAGCCACATACTGTTTTTTATAGTAATCATTACTATAAGGGGAACTTGCTTCGGCTAAAATTGTAAAAAGATTTCTAAATTTTTTAATAGCTTCTTTTCTTGTCATTTTTATTCTCCTTTCAAAAGTTTTTTATTAATTGTTCCCCTTTACAAATAGGGCATTTTTTTGAATAAAAAGGAATTAAAAATAACCACGCACCTACTGTTATAAGAACTGCAATAAGTGTACCTACACCAATTTGTCTGCATGGTTCAACATTTCGTTTACAAAGATTACAATATTTGATTGACATTTTATTCCCTCCCTTTTTTATTTTATTCTTCAAGACAAAAACTAAAAACCACTTCTTCACCTTTTCTTGTTATCAATCTAATTTTTTGATCGCATGTTACAGATTCTACACCATGAAGTAAACAATTAATTTTATGGATAAGTAAAAGGGCTTCTTCTTTGCTTAAACTAATAATAATTATTTTTTCTTTATACATAATTTTTCTCCTTTTTTATTTAATTTTTATTAAAACGTTCCCATTCATATATCCAATATGTTAGTTCTTCAAGAAATTCTATAACAGCATAAATGCCTTCTGAATGTTTTTCTTTCCATGCTTTATTAAAAAGCAATTGAAATTGTCCATAACAAATAATAGGATTTAATAAAGTTTCCACGGATTCACAACAATGTTTATAAAATAAATTATCAATTCTTTTTTGTTCACTATCAAAAAAAGAGGGCTGATCCCGGATTTTTTTCATGTAAGGCATCTTGTTTTCATACATACCATTTTTACAATTATTTTTAAGTTCCTCAAAGTTCATAATAATTCTCCTTTCTTATTTTCCCAAAGCTTCTTTTACTTTGAATTCAAGTTTATCAATGGTTTTATGAATATCACTTGCTTTAAAGGAAAGCAAATCTTCATATGCTTTTGCTCTTTCTCTAAATTCTTTATACTCCTGTAAACGGTTTTGGAACGTCCCAGGGCGTGTGTTATCGGCTTCAATTCTCTTTTCCAGTTCATCGGCCATTGTTTCAATTTCTTTTTTGAAATCCTCTTGGAAAGCATTTTGAAGATTGTTTTTAGTTTTTGGTTCATCATAGATTGGCAGGAGATAAAAAACACTTTCGGGGGAAATTTCATTCAATCCTTCTTCAATCAAGTTTAATTTTTCTTCGTTGATAATTGGAACAAAGTAAATTCCACCCATTTCTCTTAACTGAATTGAGTTCATATTTTTTAGCTGTCTCAAAAGAAATTCGGTAAATCTCCAATTATCAATTTTGTTGACAAGGTTTTGGTAGGTGGATTTAATTTCTTTAGAAATATCTAAATTATTTTCCATTGTAACATCTTTTGTTGCTCGAAGCAAAGTAATTTTATCTTCTTTGATATAATTTGAATCTTCGGCAATTTTATCAATGGTTTCTTTAACCAAAGAATAAATAATTTTATCATCGTTCAAAAGAACTTTTCGGATTAACCAGTCAGAATTTCTTGTGTTGATCTTTCTTGCTGATCTTACAAAAGCTACGTCAGTTTCGAGAGGAAGCGGGAGTTCTTTTTTATCAAAACCTTTTTTTGTAAAAATATCTTGTGCTTTTTCACCATCAATTAAAAGATTTTGTGAAATTGTCCACCAGAGAATATAGCCCAATTTCTTTTTTCCATTTACTTCTTCTACCAAATTTTTAACATTAGTTTTAATTACATTTCTTTTTTTAGTAGCCATTTTTATTTCCTCCTTTTTATTTTTTATTCTAAATCATTTTTTTTCTTTTGTGCTTCTGTTAAGTACATAGTAGCTTCAGGCAATCTTGTTTCTTTTGGGGTATTTAAAAACACATCGGGGAAATCTATTTTTTTTGGTAAGTCAAAACATTTTCGACAAAATTTAGAATGTGAATTAAAATAAAAAATACCTTTAATACAAACTTCTAAAGAAATTTGACGTTGCTGCTTATTACAATAAATATAATAAACAGTTCTTGTTATACCTCCTTCATCTTCCCATGTGCAAGTTTTCAAGGGATACTTTTTATATTCTTCTTGCTCCTGCCAATTACTGCTGACTAACGTTCTTCTTTTTAATTTTGATACTTTTACTTCTTGTGGAGCAATATTTAATTTTGTTTGTTTTAATTTTCTTTTTTTTAATTTCATATTATATTTTTATTTTTTCCTTTCTTATTTTTTAAGAATAAAAGCTATAACCCATATACTACAAGCTGCCCACGCTAACCCCATATCAAAATTTGTTACTTTAAAAGTAAAAAAATAATTAGTAAATATTCCGGCAACACATAGGCATAAACTAATCCATGCTAATCCCATAATTTTCTCCTTTCTTATTTTTCAAATTTGAAAATTGAAATTAAAATTTAAAAATGGACTTTAAACCCCATTTAGGAGTTCTTCAGCAACATTTCTTTGGTACTCCGATACTTTGTTATATATCTCATCAATCTTTGAAGTTTGTTTTCCTTGATCTTCAATTTGTTTTTTAATAATGTTTAAATCTTTTCGCATAGCTACAAATTTTGAGCGTCCCTCAATCAGTGCCGCTCCTTTTTGTGAACCTGTTTTTTTATTTATTTCTGTCATAACTTCATTAGCCATATCTAAAATTTCCAACGCTTTTTGGATAATAGGATTAATTGTTTTATGGATAAGTTTAATAATGATTTGTTTTTGCTGCGGGTCATTCCAAAGAATATTGCCGAGGAAACTTAGATCATCCTCTTCAATTTCTTTTGCTCCTCGAAGATAAGCATGAGCTTTCAGCAATCTTATTGCTTTCTTCCATCTGCGGGGGCTAAGAATGATTCCTTGATTTTTTAATTCCCTTCTCATTTCTGTCATAGTTTCAATGATTGGATCAGGACAGAGAAGAGATTTACTTTCTTCAATCATTTTTTGTAGATCTTTAATTGAAATTGAATCAGAAGGAACAGGATCAATATCTTTGCTATTCAGCAAAGAAATAAAGTTTTTATCTTCTTCAATGTAAGTTGTTTCATATTTAAGATTAAAACGGTCGTAAATTGCAGAAGTCTCTTCGCCTTGTGGATATTCATTAGAACAACCAATCGCCATCTTTAATGGTAAAGGAATAGTCTTTCCATTTTCTTTAAATTCCCTTTCGTTTAATGCTCTCAATAAATAATTAACAATTGCACTTGAGCTTTTCCATATTTCATCCAGTAAAGCAATATCGGCTGTGGCAAGCGTTCCTTGACTGGCCCTCTTGAATTTCTTTTCTTCTCGCATAGCTATAATATCAATGGGGCCAAATAATTCTTCGGGAACGGTATGCTTAGTCATAAGCTGATCGAAAAATTCCCCATTAATTGCCTTAGCAATAAACTTAGAGATTTGTGTTTTTGCTGATCCTGGTGGGCCAATAAGAAGAATATTTTGTTCTGCAAGCAAGGCGGTAAAAAGCCC